CGCCTCGTAGCAAGCTGGCGTTTTTCCGTTTTTTAACGAGGCAAAGTCCCTCGCTCGATTAATGAGCACCATTTTTGTTTCTCCGTTAATAAATTGTGATGCCGTTATCTAATTTTAGGTTCTAACTAAAACCTAAACAAGCAGTTGAAATTACTAGCTTATTTGGTCGTTAAATCCTCTAAGGTTAGAATAGGCTACCAATCTTGGTCGTTGCCACGATGCGGCCGAAGATAGAGAGCAAGCTCCCCACCACCGTCACAATCGGAGCAGCACCACCGAGAGGAAGCTTTCCGGCTGACTCTAAGTAACTTCCAACCGCTCCCAGAATTGCGAGCACGGCACCTTGAATCGTCGTTGACTGTATCGCACTTTTCTCTTCCAAAGTTTCCTCCTATTTTCAAAAAAACCAATGTCCCATCAGAATTCCCCACAGTAGAGGAATCCACGGCCGTTCCTTTGTTCGGGCAATAATCACCTGACTAATCGTGTTCCCGGGAACTTTGTCCAAGTATAGGACGGCATCCCAAGCGAGGATAATACCCGTCGAGATAAGAATGATGGCCTCTACTATAGCCTTCTCCATCACTCAACCACTGGTTCGTCAACAATAATATTTCCCTCGGCATCCTCTTTGTGTAGTGATGTCGTCATTGTGTCTAACACTTGCTCGGTTTGAGTTGTAGCTATTAACGCCGCTTGCTGTCGCGCCTGTTCAATTGTGTAATTCTGAATTGAATTACGAAGAAAATTTCGAATTATAAGAGTAGCATAATCAAGTTTCGATAACGCATGTGTTTCTGACCATCCGTGAAAACGAACAAACGCATCAAGACCAAGCTCCAACGTCCCTAATTCCCCGTCTATCTTTAATACAAATGTCATATTAATTACTCCTGTGATTCAGAAACTAGTGTTGCAGTAATGGCATCCAACGCTCCTACTACCGCATCAACAGGATTTCCGATTTTCATTAAATTATACTCTTGAATTTGTCCGCGGATAAAATTCATCAATACCAATTTTGCAAAATCTGGTTGACTCGTTTCATGCCCGTCAGTCCATCCGTTGTGACGAACAAACGAATCAAGACCAAACTGAAGAAGCTCGTCTTGTCCTTCAAGAGTTAAAACAATTTTCATCAGTAGTCGCTCTCTAAATAATATCGGTAAAAATCAAGGACAACCGCTGCTGCTGTTCCTCCGTTGTTAGCGTAGAAGTGAGGCGTTAAGAATGTCGTAGAGGACGGAATATCTGTTGTAAGAGTTCCCGATGCTTCTCCGGCTGCGTCCAATCGTTTAACTCGATATTTAATTTCACTTGTATTCGGTTTTGCAAATAACGTTAGCTCGTACATTCCATCGGCCTGATTCTTTACGAAGTCAGAACCAAGATTTATTTTGCTCGCTGTTCCAGAGCCGTCGTTATACATTAGCTGCAAGTTTGAATCGGCCGCATCGTTTCCTACCCAGACGCCGTTTACTAATGCAGACGGTTCAGTGCTGGTGCTTGTCGCGGCGACGGCCGCCCACAACCCGACCGCAATTCGTTGTGCCGCTACGGCCGACGAAATTCCGAAGCGAAACGTAGAAAAGAAACCTCCAAGCCCTGCTCCGTCACCTCTCCACGCTTGTGTAGCCGCGCAACGCAACTCAGAGGCTGAGTTAGCAGTCGCCGCAGAGGTAACTATAGCCCGACGAGTTGAAGCTCTCAGAGAACCCGCCGCGAGTACGGGGTGCGATATTGTACCGACTGCGGTTAGAGCTCCCATTCCAACATATGAAAGCGCGGTTGTAACACCGGGTAAAGCAATCGACATGCCGTTTCCAAAAATGCTCGGTTGAAGAATTGAATCCAGTCCTGACGGACCGATAAACTTCGGAAGTGAACGCCCACCCACGTCTTTAGAGTAAATGATTATTCCACCTGTAGGCGCTGATGGGTCGGTAGTGTTATCCAACGGCAGAGAATCAAAGGTTCCGGCAAGCTCTGAGTAAGAGAGGGAATTCCACGCCGTTGACCCGTCCCCTATTTTATATTGTCCGGTATCAAGAACTAATCCGACCTCACCTTCGGCCAGCACCGGGTTCTCACTTGTCCAATTTGAAGAACTGTCTCTTCGTAGTTGAATAATCACGCTCATGCTGCTGCAGAACCTCCGTCTATTGCTGTCAGGGCTGAACCGACACTAGAAGCAGTTCCTCCATCAATATTTGTTAATCCTGAACCGCTGTCTTGCCAGACCGTGTCGTAATCATCTGCTGAATTTTTAGCCAGGACTTGATTAATTGACCCACCGGCGGGAACACCGACACCAGGAGCGCCGGTCGCTCCCGCGTCTCCGGTATCTCCCTTGTCACCCTTCGCTCCTTGGATACCTTGAATTCCTTGGATGCCCTGAATCCCCTGAGCGCCCGTTGCTCCAGTATCTCCGGGCAAACCTTGAATTCCCTGAGCGCCCGTTGCTCCAGTAGCCCCAGTAGCACCAGTGTCTCCCGTATTACCCTTTTCTCCTTGAATCCCTTGAGCGCCCGTCGCTCCAGTATCTCCCTTGTCTCCTTTATCACCCTTCAATCCTTGGATACCTTGTTGCCCTTGAGCACCAGTTTGTCCGGCTTCTCCCTGTATCCCTTGAGGTCCACGTTCTCCAGTTGTCGCAATAGAAATATTGACTGCTTCTAACACCGCTGATACGTCAACTGTTGGGACGGCATCACCCGCAATGGAGATATTGGGTGAACTAATTGGGTCGGTGATTGAAATTATCATGCCGGTTTATCCCTTAATGTTAATTTTCCGACTATCCATGTCGTAACGTCACCACCAGATGACGTGTATTCTATTTCGTAAAGATAAGACCGAGCTTGAAGTTCATTTGTTTGAGCATCTGTCAATTCTATCGTTACAATATTATCTGTGATGTTAATACCGGAACCTGTTTCAAGAGTGATGAGAGCACTATCTTCCTGATTATTGCGAACATATAACCGCACTTCAGCGTCGGTAAAATTCCAATCTTGGTCTGAGTCGTCCGTTACAGTTAGAGCGCGTCGGAAGGTATCCCCGCGCCAAAGTGTAAAATCAACCGTAGCAGGAATGCTTGAGGATTCATTAGTCATACGGCAATGCTATTTGGAAGGACAGCGATTGACGATACCCGTCGCGGTCAAAATTACTGGCGAAAACCAGGATTAACCGTTCCCTGCTTTCGTCCTCCCGACCCGCTGATGAATAAATCAAGGGTAACAACTCCAGCGTCATGCACGATTTCATGACCGTATTTCGGAAAGTAATATCGCCATCTCCCATCTTCAAACGGCTCTGCACCACCGCTTCTAATCACCACCGTATCCCCTCTACGCAACTCCAAAAAACGTGCTTTGTGAGGCACAATAAATACAGGTTTAAGCTCTCGTGAAGCCGGTGGAACCTGATGCTGGTCGCTTTTAGGCTTAATAGTAAAACTGCCTGGAACCTTCACCGCTCCCTGATTTGTGTGTAAGAAGGCCAGTGCCGTGATTAACTTCTCAACCGGCCAGAACTTACGCTCAGGTCGTGGCGTTTTGTCATTGCGATTGCGCCGGCCGTTACACTGAGATGTCCAATAGGCCAGCACCTTTGCGTTACTGAGCTTATTTTTTTTCTCCTGAACATTCGGGTCATCAAACGCATCAAGTCCGTCCCATCCAAAAATAATATTGCCAGCCGGAATGTTTCTAGGTATTTCCCCGTGAAATTCATTCCATATCCTATCACCTGAATCAATAAACGCACCGCGTCCCCACGGATTATTTACATACACGCATCGTTGCGGAATTACCTCAAGAACGCGACGAGCAAGGTCAGTTGCATCTTTTTTGCTTAACTGATGTTCAGTAGCACCAGAAAATGCACACTGAATGTTCGGGTATCGCTCTGTCAGCCTTGCGTACTTCTTTGCTTCCTCTACTATGCCCGGAAAGTCTCCCGTGCCAAACGTGTGAGTATCGCTCCATTTTAAGTTGTACTCGATAAACGGAACCTTGCCGGTATCGAGTGTTCCACGAATCGCCTCACGAGAATCCGGGCAAAACGTATTCGTAAAAATTATCATCCCAAAACCGCGAGGATGAGAATCGCGCATTACCTGCGGGTATTTACAACCTCCTAGATGAGCTATGGCAGGAATTGGTTCGGCATAAACTAGAGGAGCACATGAGGCGAACAAAAACGTGAGAAGTATTTTAACCAAGATATGTTTCATGAATTTCTCCTGTCTTAATCATTGAAATAATTCGTTCACTTCGTTTTCCGACCTGTTTTGCCCAGAGGCTGTCAGCGAGATGTAAAGCTGCACTTTGCCAATTCGCAGATTTTATGGCCTCAATCGTTCGTTTGAATTCTCCGAACTTTCTTGCGCCAAGATTAAAAAGGAGTGAGTGAACCGCAAGTTGACGTGCTACCGGCCAGTTCTCAACCGTTTCGGCACCAAAGACAGAACATGTATCGTTCCACGCCGTCTGAATATCTTCGTCAAGCATTTGAAGTGCAGTGCTTTTTGAAATGCGAAGCAGTTGAAGGTTCGCGCCGATGAAGCGCCCGACGCCGATTGTCCAAAAATTATTGCTGTCTCTGTAGGGGTTCAGTCGTAACCCCTCGTCACGTATAAGGATTTGACGTGCTAATTCATTCCACTGTTTTGTTATCATTGCGCAAGTTGTTCTGTTTTTTTTGAATTCCACGCTCGATTTCGAGCATGTCTCCGAACTTTGCCTTTCCACCGTCTCCAAGTTCACGGAAAAGAAAAATTGAGATGATGAGCAACACTGCAACAAGAGGGACGCTCCACCGAGAATTGCGAACTAACGCACTATTTGTTTTTTCGATGTTACCTAGATAGCTCTGCATATTTGATAGCGAGCTTGCCATTGAAGTTGTATTTGCTGCCGTAGTGCTTAGGTGATTGTGTATTCCTGCTTCGATGATATTCAACCGAGTAGTATGCTGCACTTGCGTCACCTCAATCCTCTTTAAAGTTTCGAGGACAAGTGCGTGATGAACCGTGCAAGATATTGGACAGATTTCTGGTTCGTTCTTCACTTGCCCTCACAAAAATGCTCACTTTTCAGTCTGAAGCTTTTCAATTTCCTGTATGTATTTGAGAATTAATCTGGTCTGTGAAGGATGGAACCGCGCGCCTTCATGCGTAAACAAGTTCTTCAATAAATCAAACTCACCTTCCTCAAGATTTACTTGGTCGTATTCCTGAACATCGAGCTTAGTAAGAATACGTCCGTATGTACGTTGAACGCTTCCTCCGATGCCCTGTGGATAGCGAACCTGGAACGCATTATTTAATATATTTTCAAATACTATTTTTAGCCCTGCTGCCTCAATGAATTTCTGTTCATCGGGATTCATCTTTAGCTCTACCGGGTCAAACCCGTACTTAAATACCTTCATGTGCCTCCTTGAAGTAAATTACTTCTTCAAAGTGCCAAGACTTTCAGCGATTGGCGATACCCATCAGGTTATGCTTTTAGGGCAACCCAATTTGTTGAAGATACTTGAAAATAGATAATCGTTTGAGTAGTTGAGCATGTTTGAGAGTTGCCAGAGCCGTTAATCGTGTGACCTGTGGGCGCGTAGACGGTTAAGGTATTTGCCCCACCATTGCGAACCACAATCGGACCAAAACCTGCCCCACCATCCCAAAGTTTAACCCCTGTGCTGGCCGCTACGGTTGAAACGAAATTAATGTTCTTCGTTAAGACCGTGGCATCACTCGCACTGCTACCGGCCGCAGATACAGCATTATCCGCTGTAAAAACAATTCCCGTGCTGCTTTTCCCGAAGACGAGATTTCCCCCGTTGGAGGCATTTTGCGTCAATGTCCCGTTAGAACCGAATGTCCACAACGTAGACCCGTTCGAAACCATGATTGTATCGTGTGATGTGTCTGCTCCTAACGTTAGTGCAATATTATACGAGCGGACACCGTATCCTGAGCGATAAAAATATATGTGCCCACCGTTTGACGAGTTTTGATTGATGTGGCCACTGTTATCGACCTCCCACATGATATTAGTTGATGCATTGTATAAGCGAATCTTTGCTGACGAGTGCCCAAGTAATAACGCGATATGACCACCGCTAACGGCACCACCAAACAACTGAAGCGTCCCCGCGTTTCCGTGCTCGTTACCAAAAAGTGCAACATATGAACCACGAGATGCCGCACCGCTTCCACCACCGCATAAATACGCGGCTAGCGTGTCAGAACCATCACTAGTGCCTGAACCAATCGTGAAAGCTGCTGAATATGAAAGCGATGTTCCTAAATATAGTGTGCGAAAGGCATACGAGGCCGAACCAATATCGGTTGCATTGTTTGAAGCAGGAGGATTAACAAGAAAACTATTACTCGGCTTAAACCATGTATCGCTTCCCCTGAACATTATTTTCTCACCTCAAAGTAAACATTCCCGGATGATGGTGCACTTGCATATTTAATATATAAGTCCGTGGCTCCCTGAAGAATAGGAACAGTGCGCGCGCAATTTGCTGGCACAATCATATCCGCGTTTGCCCCGCCGTCCCAATTAAAGAGCATGGCCGTGTTGCACTCGTTAAATATCCAGACCGTTGTATTCGTGGCAATGTTAGCGAGTCCGGCATCAGCAAAAGAACCAGTAACGCTTCCGAAAGCGATTGTTACCAAGTCCTCTTGCGCTGTAATACGAGCATCAGCAACCGGATACCCGTTCGCCCTTGATATATCCCCGTCATTAACCCCGTCAGCACCGTGGATTAATTTTACGCGCTGATACTTTACTGAACTAATTTCGTCCGCGCCTATCGTTGCGCCCGACCCTGGAGTGACTGCAATATCGTCTGCCATAAACCCTCTAAATTGTGATTACAAAATTCGAAACAAGATACGGAGGATTGTTTGTGCCGGATGTCATGTCAGCGTTTCCGTCCACACCGCCTGTGACTATTCCGATGCGACCAGCAAAGTTTCCTGTCGCGTGTGTATGAACTCCACTCGTGTCGGTCTTGTTCGTTGCTCCAAGCGCATCAACTGTTATGGTGTGACCGTGTCCTGAGTCGGAAATATTAACTCCGTGAGCGTGATTACCATTATTTAGCGTGACACCACTTGTTCCGCTGTTCGTAGCAAATGTTTCATTTGTTCCCCCACTATTTGCTCCCGTCGCTGCTCGTGACGTGCTTGTTCCTGTTCCTCCCGTCTTTAGCCCGTAATTATGAGTGTGACCGGCATCGGAGAGAGTTAAATTTGTGTAATCAGTTCCGGCAGTGATACCCGTTGTATTACTTGACGCAGACGCCGTATGACCGTGAGCAATATCAATCGTCGTCGTGTGTGTACCGGACGAAGTAATATTCAGGTCTGAACCTGTTCCCATTCCGTGATAGTGCTTAGGTACTGAATGACTGTGGTCAATCGCTCCACCTGTTGCACCGAGCGTGTTTCCCGTTCCTGAAACAGCCTTACCGAGCGGAAACCGCTGCCTATAGTCTGGGAGGTTGAACGTTGTTGAACCATCTCCCACACCGTAATTAGTGCCTATAACGGCAAATAAATCTGCGTAGGTCGTTCTCGACACCGCTGTGCCGTCGCACATCAAATGACCTCGGGGAGCGGAGGAACCGCCATACATTTTAATAAGGCCGGGAGGCTCCGTCCTTTTCTCAACCCATGCCGACCCACTCCACTCCTCAAGGACGCGATTCGTTCTGTTGTAGCGCAACGTCGAGGTCGGAACATTTGTTTCCGTATCGAACGACATCTTCGCACACGAAACATCCCTCTCTTTCAGGATGTCCAGAACATCTTCAAAGTAATCGCCTAGTCCGGGAGTATTAAAGTCCGTCATGCCTTAACTCCCTTAATATTGTAGGAAACATCAATGCTGCCAACTGGTGCGCCTGTATCAGCACGATAGGTATAAATAGTAAACTGAGTCGGGTTCGCTGCATCAACAAAATCGTAAACCGCAACGATTCCATAGCTTGCGTTATATTTCGAAGTGAGCGTAATTGCAGAAACATCAATAAATTCCCCAGTAATATCGACGGTCACCGAACCGCCTCCACTTGTCGTGGCAACGCCTGAGATGGTTCCCTCTTTCGTACTCAATAAGACTCTCAGGTCTTGAACGCGAGCTATCGAGCTAAGGTCATCAGGTTCCCCGTCTAGCCTCACTTTGACATAGCGGAAATTACTGGCATATACCCGTGTCGCACCGCTTGCGTGGTCTGTCCATGACGAACCGTCTGTGCTCGTTGAAAGCAGAGGTGTGACTGTCACGTTTCCATCTATTTGTGTCAGTGAGTATGAAAGCGTAATAAGTGTGCTGCTTGTTATTAAACTTCCGAAGTCGTGAACAAACTCCACGAACCCATCCAACCCTGTAGGTTGTAGGTAATACGGATAACCGTCGTCAATCTGGTCTTGAATTGTGCTCCAACCGTGGTCAGTGAAGTGACTAGACCATGAGCGACCAAGAACGGGAATGTAAATATTAGGCATAGGTTATTCCCAGAAGCAGTCCCATTGGTTGTCCCGAGAGCTCCGTGTCTCGGTACGGCGTTCCCTCGATTAGAACTTTATGAATTTCAGTCACGTCATCTGCATCGAATACATGGCTACCGAGGAAGATAAAATCAGGAGGTTCGTCAAGAAGAACCGACACACTAACCTCCACAGATTCATTATCCGCTGAGTCAACGGCGACAAGCCAATAAGTATAGGTTCCACCCTCAAGCTCGAATTGAGCCGCAAACGTTCCCCCAACGTCACCGAGAAACGTCGCTGAATCAAATAACGTGCCTTTATAGAGACGATACTTAACGACTGGAAGCGAACCTGAAGTTGCAGCAGTCCATCTAAGCAGTGCATAGTTATCAAGGGGTTCGACCGCTAAGTTCTGAGGGCTTCCCGGTAGCACCACGGTGACGGACTGAGTTGCTGGCGTTCCCAGATTAGAGGCTACGTCTCGCGCTGTAACCCAGAAAGTTCGCACCCCACCCCATGAGGCGCGCACCCTGTAGACCGTGCCTTTAATCTCACCCAGAACGGTAGAACCGGCGTATGTATCACCGTATCGTATTTCGTAGGAATCAACCGCAAAGAGGCCAACGCCCGGAGTCCATGAAAGTACAACGTCTGAACCATCAAAGGATGATGTTACTACCGGAGCACCCGGACCAGTAACGAGCACCATTGCCGAGGTCGCGCTGGCAGAATAGTTTCCTGACGTATCAATGGCTTTAACAAGAAAGGTATAATTCCCTGCCGTCTTTAATTCGATTCTGTGTTTCGTACCACGCACCACCGTCACAAGCGTTGCCGTTGACCAGTCGGAACCGAACCGAACCTCATACTCTCGAACGTCTAAATCCTCTACTGCGCTCCACTCAAGCTGAATACCGAACGAATCAACTGAACCAGCAAACGACGACACGTTAGCAGGAGGCACGGACTTTCCTTGAACGATGTGATTTGAGACAGTCAGCCACGAACCAAGCACACCGAGAACATTAACGGCGCGCACTCGCACGTCGTAAGAAATATTATCCTCAACGTCTAGAATGTAAGTGAAATTATTTTCGCCCGGAATGTTTGTAATGTTTTGCCAACTGGAATCAGCCGTGCGTTTATACTGAAGTTCGTAGTATCCACCATCAGAAACGAATTCATCATCCGGTGCAGTCCAGACGGCTTTAATACGAGAAAATACCGTGCCATCGCCCCGGAGATAAAGTTCGGCGGTTCCGCTTGTTAGAATTAAATCTGTAGGCGTTCCGACTGTGAGAGGGTTCGGAAGATTGGTATTCGGTGCGAGGTCTACCGTTGTTTCTTCCGCGCTCCAAGTGTAAATTCCTGAAGCAGTTTCAAGAAGTTTAACGGTGACGATTATTCCGTTTTCTAGTGTATCCTCAATAGAGAGCTCTCGGACTTCAAAGACTTTGTTCGTCCATCCGTAGCGTGCAACCGTGAGATTGATTGTGTCACATAATTGAAGGTTTAGAGCGCGCGCTGAAAGTTCAACCTCTACTCCGATTCCCTGGCGAATTCTTTCGAGTTCAATTTTTGCAATTCGCTGGCACTGAGATGGACTTGTAACGAAGTCCTGTGGAATGTTCGCCCATACCACACCACCATCTTGAGCAGCGTAGCCAGAGTTTTGAACTATTGGGTAATCAGCTTCATTATAATTTGCAGACGGGCTTACATAAGTCCCTTTCACTGCGTTAAACCTATCCCTGCGAGGAACGAGAGTTGTGACGCTAATTGGTCCGCGAAAGTCATCCTCAGTGAACGTGAGTGACGGGCTTCGATACTTACCAGGATAACAGAACCACTTTCCCCCCTGATACACGAGGTCACCAGCTATGGCCTGAACCATCTGTTCTAAAATTGTTTGAGGCGTTTCACTTGTATCAAAGACGCCATTTATCTGATACCTCGGTTCGGTTCCCCCTGTTACTAACGATACCGTTTCGTCGCACACGTCAGCGGCATCCGACCAGCTATCAACGTCCATATCGGCAAGCGGAACACCGAGGCCATACTTGGTATTCATCAGGAAGTCGGCAATGATTAAAGCTGCGTTCTGTGTCCACGCTGTCGTAGCAGTTCTAAAGTCGTAACACTTTTTACCCTTAACCAAGAAAGACGCTTCAGGCATCCCATTCGGAAACATCGAGGCGTTCCAACGGCAAATGAGATAGACGTGCGCGCATCCTCTCTGCCTGTGGTCGTCGCTCCAAATAGCAGAACCAACTTGTCCCTGAAGGTCTTGAATAACAGTCTGGTCATCTCCACCGTAATTAATTGCCATAAAAACACGGCTGTCAAAGTCACCGATAGCCCAACGATGGTCGAGAGGATGTCCAAAGGTTACAAGTCTTTCATCAAGGTAGAGAGAGTCAACGCTTTGAATTTCGTGTCCTGCCAGTGTAATAACCTGATGTAACCAAGTACCTCCACCGTTACCAAGAGAATTTCTATCTTCTTGCTGTACGTTTCCGGTTCCGTCTCCATCACCCTTATGAACACGAACAAGTGCGCTCGTCGTGGCATCTGCTTGAACTGCTGCAATGACTTGGTTCGCCGTGCTTTGAGAAACACCACCGGATGATTTTACTCTAACATTTATTTCGTTTCCGACTGTATTGACTGTAATGCTTCCCTGCGTTCCTGTGCACGTTATGGTGACGAAGATTGAGTTACCACTTGCTCCGGCTGCTTTCGCAATCCAAGCTATTTGATTGTTATTACTTCCAGTAACGAGATACGCCTTTGAATCCTTACTTGTTTCTATATAGGTATAGACACCACCGACACGCATTAGGCCGTAGATAACTTGAGCGTCAGAAGCTGCTTCTCTTATACTTACTTCTTTTCCTCGAATTTGCTTAGTGCGATTACTGTCGTTTTTTTTCTTACCCTTTGATGAAATCACATGATTACCACTCGGAACGTGAGTAAGTCCTCCTGATGGTGTGCGGTAAACTCCTGGTGATAAGTAAGTATTCTTCGTCATCTCTACCTAACAGGCTTTCTCGTTCGTTGTCGTTTTCGCCGTATTGCTTTCGGCCTTTCGGCTTTTCCCCAAAATCCATTCCAGTCCTCAAGTTTTGAAACGTATTCAAACCCACGGTCACCGGAGAAAAGTGCTCTCTGATTCTCGTTCGTGTATCGAAAGTTCTGTGGCCGATTTAACCGTGCAAGATACGTTTCAACTTGAACTGTAACTGTGGGATTCACGGCTCTGTCATCAATTACGGTGCTATCGACTTTCCCTTTAAATAAAAGCAGAGGGTCACTCACTAACGCACCGGACGCATCAAGCGCGCCGAGATAGACATTTGCGTCAAGGTTCTGGTCTACGTTTAATAGCGCGAGCGAAATGAGAGTCGAGGATACACCAACTAAAGGAATTTCTACTCCCACGGCACGAACTTCAGGAGTTTCTTGAATTGCGCGAATTGGCATTAACCAACCGTTCCCGAGATAGGTATTTCCATCCCATGAAATATCTCGGTTTAAACTATTCAGTCGCACTGTGGTAGAAGTAAACCCGATAGAAACAAGCATAACAGAGCGATAAGTCTGAGCAGCAATTTCAGTCTGTAAGTCTGCCTCTACTGCTCTCGTCACAGTGCCTCTTGAGCTTCGAACGTAATGGTATAGAGTTCGGTGTTTGGAACATCAACGGCACGAACAAGATTTGAGGTTAAGCGCCACAATCCCACGGGACTGCTTGTTATAATGAGCGCGTTATCAGCCGGAGCGCGCAAAGACGGCCAGACATCAAGCGTGACTTCACCAGAACCGTCGGTCGTTGCATCGGTCAAGTTCATGTAAAGACGACTATCAATTTCAAAGAAGTCCCCCTTCTTCAAAACCTCTGTACTTAAAGTCCACCCGTCCGTTTCTAACGTGTAACCCGTTTGTGATGCTCCCTTTACCCGTGGCGTGCTCACACCAGCACCAGCCCCTAGAGGGGTTCCAAATGTATTGGGACCAAAAAGAAACGTACCAAATTGTCCTCGTAAAGACGCTAAAAACGCTATCCACGGGGCTGCTTCCTCCCTATCCATCGGGTCAAACCCGACTGCTAAACCCCAACCATCACCACCGTAGGAGGCCACCTGCGTCTGTAAACTATAAGGTGATACTCCAACGCCGTTGACGTTTGAAAATAATAACTGAATAGAACTTGGATTTAGATTAGTCGGCGGTACGACCGGAAAATTTATCGTCACCCTCTTTCTCCCATTTGTTGAATTGCGTTAATTGTTCGCCTCATTGTACGGCCTTCAATCGCTGCCATTGCGTTCATTACATCTGCTTCCACACCTCGCTGCGCGTTTCGGGCATCTATATTAACCGTGACAGGCGCAAGGTTAGCGCGCGCAGAACGTCCTACGGCTCCAGAATCAGATACCGCTGCACTCGTTCTCGGAGGAAGTGACGGAGCACTCGTTGATGTTCCTGCTGTGGGATTACCAATCAATCCAGAGTCAACGGCTGCCTTTGTTGCCTCATCCATGTTTGAGACGAAGTTAATTTCAATAGTTTTTGAGTCCGGCAAGTCAGTCATTATTTTTGAGATGTTTTCAATGCTCTTACCCATTGCATCCCACTGGTCTGCTATTGCTTTGTTTCCGCTATAAAGGTCAGCAATTACACCACCGACGACTCTGTCCTGAGCGTTTGCTAGTGCATCAAGCGTTTTAATACCGCGCTGCTCAAGGGCTTGCATGAACGCATCCGCAACGGCAGGGTCAGTACCTTGTTCAAGCATCTTCTTTTTAAGGTCGGCTAGAGTCTTACCACCTGCCTCCAGTGTTTCAACTGCGGTATCGCGCACACCCTTCAGAGCCTCTTGTCCGCGACCACCCGAAGCAAGGATTTCATCCATTGCTCCCTTAACATCACCAACCGCTTCAAGTCCGGGCTTAAATGCTTCTGCAACACCTTGAAGGCTTACTTCAATTTCGTGCCACGTTTTGTCACCAGACTTCCCAATATCAACGAACGCCTGTTCAATTTCCTCAAAAGAAAGTCCGAGCTTTTGAACATTCAAACGTGCAGCATCTACAGTTCCACCGAGCGCCTCACCGAGTAGGTATCCTATTTGACCAGCAACATCCTCAGTTATTCCATTAACCTGTTTGAGAGCTTCACCAAGACCGAGAAACGTAGACTTTGCCTTACTACCCCATGAATCCATCTTCTCTGCCCAATCAGCAGGAAGGCTTGACTGGTCAAGGTTAAAACCTTTCGTGGATTTAATGCTAAAACCATTCTTTGAATCCCCGACCATGATAGTCGAGAATTTCCTTATCATTTCCTCGATACTGCCCGTGAGTTGATGGATAGCAAGGTCTTCACCGTTTCTTCCCTTACCGAATAACCCACTGGCGCGCGCGACTTCTGTGAATCCGGAAGATGATATAGCACCGGAGACACGAGCAGCCGTTCCAACTGCGGAGGTGTCATTCTTACCTGACAAAATGTTTTTAACATCATGCTGCATGAGGTATGCACCGGCAGCAGCAGCAGCTACGGGAACAAGAGCAGCCATAGAAAGCCCTGCACCGGCTCCGGCACCGAAAGTACCGTTTGCCAATCCCGGCCCATAAATACCGGCAGCATGAGCAGCAGCAGTGGTAGAGGAACCACCGAGCATCGCGCCGAGGCCGAGTTTATCAAAAATTGCACCACCTAGACCACTGGCACTCGTTATGTTTCCTAATCCTAAATCCCCTAAAGTTGTTGCAGCTAATTTTGCAGCGAACCCGACCGCGACTTGTTCAAGAGCGTCTTGAAGATTAAAGGTAACTCCAGTGATTGCATTTTGAAAAAGGCTCTGCCACATTCCAATGCTGGCTTCGTATGCTTTCTTCTGTTCATCTTCTTCTTTTTTCGCATTGTCCTTGATGGCCTTTTCCATGCCCTCGTTGTACTTGTCGATTTTCATCTGAGCTTCTTTCTCAGCGAACTTCTCGACATCAGCGAGAGGAATACCGTTGGCGATTGCTTCCTTGTGAGCGTCTATAATGCCTGTTTTATAGGCGTCCTTTAACTTTGTAGCGGCAGCTTGAAACGCAGTTGTATCAAGATTGTTAATTGCGCTTTGAATTGATACTTCGATTGCGTTTGACTGTTGAGTGTTAATCTCTCTTGAGAAAGCATCCTTGGCAGCTTGAATCTTCTTTGCTTGTGCTTCTAGTTCTCGTGCAGCAGCATCACGGAGACGTTTTTCTTCAAACTCTTTTTGTTTGTTCGCTGCTACCGTGGCAAGCTGTTCCTTTTCTGCGTTAGCGGTAACAATAGCAGCCTTTTCGGCTGCGATAGCGTCATCAAATATTTTTTGTTTCTCTGCTGCTGTGGCTTGAAGTTGTTTGAGTTCCCTGCTTCCGTTAAACCCAAGTGTTTGAGTATAATTTCTAACTGCTCTCTGAGCGTCTTCAACTTCACTTTGTAGTCCGGCCAGTTTCGCGCGTGAACTGTTTCCGAGATAATACTCAGTGATGTTTCCAATATCCTTAAACAGACTAACGACTGACGGAAGAACAGTGCTTGCTAAATTAACTAACAGGCTTGCAAGATATGCAATGCTTTCGCCCGTTCCCTTCCAGTCCACACCTTCTAGTGCAGTTGTAAGGTCACGCCACGCATTTGTTAATTCTCCGCTACTATTGACTGCAATCCCTAGATTTTTCAATCCATCATCGAGCGCAGTATTGAACGCAGCCTGCGCGTTACTCGCGGAATCAAGTGACGGTGCATACCTGTCAATAGTCTCTTCAAGTTGAGCAAAGACGGCATTTTGTATTTCCGTCTTTCCTTTAAGACCATCGAGAGCGAACCCGAATGGTTCAAGCCCTTTCGATTTTCCTTTTCCGAGTGCCTCAGTGAGCTGATTAAGAACCTCACTCGTGTCCCGACCAGTTGCATCAGCAAATCGTTGTGCAAGTTCAGAGAGCCGGCCAAAATGGTCGTTAAACTGTGGTATGCCACGAATCAGGGCTTGGTTAGCGGTAGCCATTAAATCAAAGGCACTCACGGTTCCAAGCGTTGCCTTCTGAGCGTCCTTTAAGGCCGAAGAAGAACCACCGAGAGCTTCAAACGCATCCCGTATTGAACCAACCTTTTCCCCTTGGTCTGCAAGGCTACCGAGTGCACTGGTTAGTTTGAGAACTTCAGGAATAACAGTGCGAGCAATATCGAAAGCGAACATCCCTTTAAGGGTATTGTTCATGGAAGAAACTTTCTTCTGGAAGTCACCGAGAATAGAAACGGCCTTCCCCATGTCTTGAGAGAGTTTCGCCGTGTTCGCAGCAATATCAATATTCAGTTCGGCGACGGTTTTCTTCTTAGCCATTCACTTTCTTTGCCTCCATGTAAGCGCGAAAGTTTGCCCGAACATCCGCAGGAGAGGGGTTCTTCACATTGCGTGACTCTTTGTGTTGAGGAAAGTCGTCGAATGGATGAGCACGTTTCATACCGCAAGCACTCCTAATGAGCATGGTGACTACCCCTGCGCGATAGTCCTCTCGTTTAATCTGCTCGTTCTTGCGGTCAACTAGTGAGAAAAGTTTTGCCGGTGTTAGTTTCCAGAATTCTTCCTCCTTTAACCCCAACTCTACGACAGAGAAAGAAAGTAATCGTATAAAGTCCCAGCCTGAAGATTCACCTTCTACTTTTTTTGGGAATTACCGCCCTCTTTCGTTTCTGGCATAGCGTTTAAGAACGCTTTGTTTAGCACCTTCCCAATCTCAGCAAACTTGTCAAAGGTCATCATCTTTGCAACTCTGTCGAGATTTTTTTGGAGTGTGCTATCTGGTTTTCCATCAATCACTTCACCGTCAAGTTCAGGCTCGTTAGCAAGTAATCCAGCCCAGAGAAAGTGAATCATGTCCTCAGGTTCCCTCGAATCAAGGTCGCCTTTAAGGATGTTTTTTCCGGTTAATCGTTTGAACTTTAGAAGCGAGTACATCGTGAACTGAACAATGAATGTTCTGCCCTCCAATTCTATCGCCTCAGATGGGAGTGCTTTGCTATCTGTGTCCATAATTATGCTACTGTAATCGCTCCATCAACCGTAATTTGAATTGAGTAGACGTTAAATCCATCGACCTGTCCGCTAAATGTAGCGGTGACATATCCGTAGAATGTATAAACCTCCGCTCCGGTATCTTGTACCGTAATTTCAAATTGAGAACGGGTTCCGTTTTTTGCTGCTGTAATCAGAGCAAGTTGAACGGTATCACCAGAGTCATAATAAATGTCGAATGTAACCGGAGTTTTTTCGACAGTTGAAACCTTATTAAATGTATCCTCACTCCCGTGGTGCCTTGCCTGTATTAAAACAGGAGAGAACCCTGGGCCATTCGGACCATTGTGAACCCCGTCAATAGTCTGGAAACTTCCGCCTGTATAAAGCTTCGTTACTATTCCATGCGCTGCTGTGATTGCTACTGTCATCGTTTAATCTCCTTTATGAAACTGTAACTGCACCATCAATAGTCAATTGAACCGAGTACACGTTAAACCCATCCACCTGACCACTGAATGTCATCGTGATATACGCTTCAAAAACATAAGCTTCTGTACCTGTATCAGTGAGCGTAATTTTGTATGTTTTTCTGGTTCCATCTTTCGCTGCGTCTAAGAGCGCCCCGTGCGTTGCATCATTTGAATCGTAGTAGATGTCAAACGTGACCGGCGTTTTTTCAACGATGGAGACTTTGTTGAACGTATCCTCTGAACCGTGGTGACGAGCTTGAATTAATACGGGAGAAAAGCCCGGGCCGTTGGGACCATTGTGAACGCCGTCGATTGGGGTGAATGTTTCTGGAGGACCATCATCGTTGCCAAGCCCGATAACCACCCCATGAGCTGCTGTAATTCCGACGGTCATATCTTAGTCTCCTGCGTTAAACTTCCCGATACATAATAGCGACATCAATCGCTACCTGAAAAATCGCCATATCTTCATCAAACAAGTCTGTCTCGTTTAAGACCATGCTGCGGAAAATTTTCTCGCCACTCACTGTCCCTTTCCATCCGTGTAGTGCCGAGACAACGGCTGCTGCAACTTGCTTCACCGTCTTAGGGTCTTCCGCAAAACAGCTAAATTGGAAAGTTCCTTGTGCTGTTTGATTGGTTCCATTGTGGGTCAAATCTCGAACGTCGGTCGATACCCTGTCGAAAGAAATTGCAGGGAACGTCACCCCTTGAGGAAGGCGCATTGGGTACACGCGAGACGAAACCAGTGCTGTAATACCGGCGGTCGTTGTGAGCTTGGTAAAAATGGCTGCATCAATCATGATTTAGCCTTTATTTTTGTGATTTCTTTTTCTGCAAATTCTTTTAGTGTGTCCGTAAAAATATCCACCACTGATTGAGCCTTAGAAGCAATGGCGCCGCGCATAAACTTGCGCCCGGGGACATGGCCTCGGCTAGTGGGTTTTCCTGCCTTCCCTTTAATTTTGTGTCCTGTATGCACAAAACCATATTCGATAAACCTAGCGTGCCACGCATCTTTGCCGCCGACCGTGATACTACCAATATACTGATGTCCCTTTTTTCTTACCTTATATTTGATTGACGCCTTGAGGTGACCGGACTTTACAGGTACGCGACGAAGGACTTCCTCATGTACTTCTTTTCCGGCTATTACCATTGCCTTACGTTCTATTTTTTTCCCAAGCTTTTCCGGCAGTTTTTTGAGCATGGCTTTTATTTCCTCTGCTCCATTTAATACGAATGTCTCTGTATCAATTCCCTGTCCAATTATTCTAGTCATGTGCCCTCATAACAAGCTCAAGACCCTCATTGCGTCGCATGTTCTGCACCACGCGCACATTCTCAATGTCCCATGTTTTGCTGCGGTAGACGGCTCTGTTTTGAGCAGTTACGTCGTTACGGTATCGAATAAAAACCGTTGCGTACTCTGTAGCCGTGTCCCGACCGGCTTTAAGCGTCTCACTTCCCTTCTCAGCTCTTACATCAGCCCAGACGGTGGCGAGCGTTGTCCATGTTTCTGAAGGGTATCCAATATCATTTTGAGCAACGGTCTTTTGTTGTATTACAAGCCGTTCTCTGAGCTTGCCCGACCGCATTATTTTACCTCAAGGAAACGATAGGGCATTAAGATGCGGCGAAAGGTAACGGGAACTTCATTTACGGCCAATCCTGCAACGAACGGTTCTCGGTGCTCGAACCAGTGCGCTACAATGTGCTTTATCGCAAGCCTGATAGCTGCTGGAACATCGACGGCATCATCTCCATACCCACACACAAACTGAATCTCTACGGGGTTAATACGGTCATAAACACTCGGCCAGCTTGCGCTTTGTGCGAGAACGATTCGTCCTGGTACGTCAACGGCATCCACCTCATAATTAGATGAAGCCCACGTCGTAAGAGTATTGTTTTCGTCGTAATATTTAATCCAAGATACTGACTGAAGTTTTGGAAACGGAAGTTTAATACAATCATGCGACGGAAAATCGTCGAGGTAGAGTTTCCATGTTTGCGTGATTAATGCCTTCCGAAGAATTTGTTCCGCGATTTCTCGCGCTGCGACTATCAGTCCTTCAATAAGACTGTCCTCGTCGGTATCCTCAATTCGTAATTGATTCTTAATCTCGGAAACAGAGACGGGTTCTTTCGATGGTGCTGTAATTAATTGAACCTTCAATCCCATGATTCTCTCTTAGCAAAATAGTGAGCACCCCCCAGAGAAAGAGTGCTCACTTAGTAAAGGAGAAAATTCTACGAAATTGCTGATGGCAATGACGAACCTGATCCAGAGTACCGCGCACCATAAAGCAGGATTTCAACTGCTCCATTCACAGGGTCGTTCACTGCTTCAGTGCACTTGAGGCGAACAAACGGCTTATCAGTTGGAAGCATCTCTGCATCTACTTCGATAAGATAGACCCTGTCAGTCGCGGGAGTAGAATCAAATCCCGATGAGGTTGCTTTAACAATTGCTCCAGTATCGTCTCCACCGGCACCAGCACCATCTCCACCAACGCTATAGCGAAACGCTACTGCTGTGGCACCAGTTCCACTCACATCAGAACAGGCTTCAACGGTAAATGTTGCCTTACCAGTTGTTCCACCTTCTTGATGAGCAAGGAAACAAACCTTGTCATAAAGTTTAGTGTTTACGATGTCGGTTGCTGGATTGGTGTTCCAACGGTCTGCCGCTGGCGATAGGCCTTTTACTACTTTGATTGATTCGATAAAGTTATTCACTGTTATTCTCCAAATTACAAAATTAAATTTGTAGGGCACCCCATCGGGATGCCCCAACGATTAAGCGCGAGCCTGAAGCGTTACAAACGGTGACAAGGTATTCGTTCCCTTGGCCGGTGTAAGAGGCGTTTGAATCCACGGTTGCCCGTCTGCGCGATAGGTGAACTTAAACACCATTTCGTCATAGTCAAAGCGCACGTGAATGCTTGTTTGTTGCTTGATGTCTCCCTTGTCAATCCAGAGGTATTCGCTCAGGTCGGCAAGGACGATGTCACCAAGGTCACCAAGGGTCGCGCACTGCTCGATTGGCTGAACAGGTCTTCCCCATAACTGGTCAAGCGGTTGATTAGCGAACGTCCCGGCTGGGAAGTATGCACCAAGGTCACCAAGTGTTAGTAACTGAAGTTGAGGTTCTACATCTTGGTTAATAAACCAGACAGAATTTGCCCGATTTACTGCAAGAAGCCGCGCTCTCATCTTTGCAAGGTTATCTTTGACGACCGTATCTGCTGCCTGTCCTGATTCCTTATTTACAGTGACAAGGGCACCACTGTTCATAATACCGATAGGCTTGGCAGAACCATCTCCGTTAAGAATTGCATCATCAACGACATAGGCCATTTCCTTGCGGAAGGCGTCGCTTACTATGGAATCAAGGAGAGGTGCATCTTCAAGATTTTCCTCAGTAATGTACGCCAAGCCCATCAACTTATGAACTTTCATGTTGATTTGTCTGAACTTTGGCTTCTTCGGTGTTACAGTACCACCTTCACCAACCCAGAAAACCTGAACTCCACCATAGCGAGAGCCGGTTACTCGACTTGATTCATCAATTGCATTGATGGAAACGCCATTACCAGAGATTGGAATACGGCGAACCTTAGAGGCAAGGATACCAGTCTGGAAAGTGCGCTGAAGAAGTTCAGCAGCAAAATCCTTTTGAACAAAGAAACCACCTTCTGAACCAACACCTTCGTTCAGTCCAGTAGCATCACGACACTCGAATAATCGAGCGTCACGTCGTCCACCAGGAAGCCCAGCTTTAGCAACGGCAGTTAAAAACTCGCCGAAGCTACGCCACGGATTAGCGTTCTGTTCTGTAGCTTTTTGAGCTGTTTGTTGCGTTCGTGTTTCTCCTGCTGGCTCTGCTTTAACAGTGTCAGAGCTTTGAGTTGAACCAGAATTAAGAGACACTAAGGTATTTTCACGTTCAATGCGGCGAGTAAGAGTTTTGACTTCTCCGTCAATCTCGTCCCATGTCCTTTGCTCATCAGCATTAAAGTCGCGCTTTTCAGCGTCGGCTTTATCTACGATTTCATTCATCTGCTTAACGTAGTCAGCACGCTTTTTGATAAGTTCTTGAAGTTTAGACATGATTCCCCTAAATAAAATTACACTTGTTACGATTGGATTTTTCTAATTCCACACCGCTAGGGGCATGCAGCTTGGCCTGAATAATTGGAACCACGACTTGGCGCAGTATTATTCAGAGCTGTTATCTTTTTTGAGAATTATCAGACGGGATAGTTTTCACCTATACCCATAAGAATTATTTTTTTAGTAGCCGAGCAATTGAAGTTTTCGGCGACGATTCTTGTTCTGTGTCTCGACTGTATTACAATAAGACTTCCATACATCATCGGTTGAGCGCATTTCAGTGCTACGAACACCGGCAGATGTACCTGGATAAGCTGGAAACGCGACTAAAGAAACTTCAAACAGGTCAACATCTAGAAGTTCACGATATGATTTGCCGTTCTTAATACTCCACCTGTCATTCACAGGAATAAAACCAAAGCTCATTCCGTCCACGACCTTTGAACGCACCCATTCTAGAGCTTTCTTTCCATCCTCTGTCTCAATGGGAGTTAATTCAATGCGAAGGCCGCGAGAATCCTCTGTTAATTTGAGATTGCCGGCCTTTGTTCGGCCTATAATTTTGCCCGTGTCATGGTCTAAAAGAGCACGAACATCACCGTCCTCTCGTAGTGTTCTGGCAAAAGCTCCCGGGCGAATTACCTCACGAAAGAAGCCAAAATCAACGGAATCGCTGTCAAAAACAGCAGCGTAACCGACGATCCTAGTGCTTCCATCGTCACGAGTCTCAATTTCAAGCGGAATTTCAGTGCAGGAACGAAGTTCTTTTTTCATCTCTATACATTCGCTGAATTGCTTTGAGTTACCAATACCCGTTGAATTTCTTGAAGCAAGAACTCTACTTTTGAGTTAATATTTAAGTCTTCCCGTCTTAATCCATTTTGTATGTACGTCTCGAGCACGTCATTGCCAAGTTTTTCGATTTCGTCATCAGAGTTGAGCATCAAAATCCCGTTTACCACCGGAGCCAGCCCTTCACGTATTACTGGAACGTGCTCCTCGAAAGGTTTTTTACTTTTTTGAACCCTCTCGACATATCGCTCGACTGTCTGTAATAGCACAGGCTTAAATTCGGTTAATCCGGTAAGCGTGCGCGAACTTTGATTGTCGGTTGATTGTGCTGGAGGCTCTTTTGAAGGGTCTAAAACTGGCTTCGGCTCAGGCTTTGCCACCTGTTTATCAATTACCTCGTCCAACCGCTTTGCATCTACCATGTTCATCGGGATAAGGTACTTTTCCCCCTGTTGCTCAGGTAACGGGTCAAGGTTTTCAAGTCGTCGAACATCATCTGCAGAAAGCCAACCCCATTGACGGCCGATAGCGTATGACTGGTAACGACTTTGAAGGTCTCCGCGAAGCAAAGCGTCAACTAAGAACTCCACATAATGAGTCTCGCGCTCGGCATCATCAAAGAGACGAGCTCCTATTGCTTGTTCCCACCGAGTAAGCCAAGGAAGCAGTGAGTCAATAACAAACTCAAGCGCCTGATGTTCGATATTCGAGAACGTGGCGTGTTTCATGTACCCGATTTTGTGCGGAGGAACGCCAAACCACCTACAAATTTCTTCAATTTGAAATTCACGGGTCTGGATGAACTGAGTGTCGTCAGCGCTCATACCTATCTTTGTCCACTTCATTCCTTCTTCAAGGATGAGCCATTTCCGAGCGTTTTCAACTCCACCGTGATTTTCTTTTAGACTTTGACGAAGGTTTTTTAATCCTTCCTCTCCTAATTCACCCGGATGTTCAAGAGAACCGGCTGGTTGAGCATCGTTTAAGAAGGTTCGAGCACCGAATTCTTCTGCAGCAAGCGATAAACCGATTGATTCTTTTGCATAAGCGATACATGAAATGCCCACCACTCCATCGGGGCTTGGTCCGCGAAGATGAAATACATCATCCCCCGGAAGAACAATTCGAACCCCTTTATTATTGGTAAATTCATATTTCATTTCACCTGAATCAAGCAGGATTGGTTGTACTCGTGTCGGATTTAATGGAACAAGCTCGCTGATGTCGCCGGTTTTTAAATTGTATTTTTTATACGCATAGGCATTTCCTCTTAGTAGTACATGTCCCATCATCATTTCTCGAAACTCAAACGAGGTCTGCCATTGATTCGGTTTATTATGGAGAAGTTTATAGAGGGGATGTTTTGTGTCGCGCGTACGGCCATCTCCGGTTCTCTTGTAAAGAAGCAACGGAAGTTTCGCAACCGTTTCACTTAAAAAACGCACTGACCTATAAACGGCGGCGCATGTTTCTGCTTTCTCTGCGGTGAATACAACTCCGCTATTTGTTATTTGAGACAAGCTCGCTCCCCAGAACCTTTCGTCATTAATTTTATCTCTCTGAAAGAGACGACGAAAAACAGAAAGTATTTTCATGTTACTCCAAGATATATAAGGTATTGACACCTAGAAGGAGTATAGGGGCTGGTTACGCTCTCACCAATCCCCTGCGCGCATAAACTGAAATGACTGGCTCTGGAGCGATTAACAAACGGCCAACTGCCATGACAGAGGCAGTTACGCCGTCGATTCTGTCCCCAGAGGCCGGTTTAAAAAGGCGAATTCTTTCGAATCCATCTTGAATAATTGCTGCATTGGAAAACATCCACCTCAAGACGGGGTTATTCCCATGCCTGAAGCGCTCATTCTTAATAAGCTCCTCCGTCGCAACGCATGGACTATTCATTGCCGTGAACCCTTGACCGTGTTTTACAATTTCAAGTCCATCGTCTGATAAATCTTGTAAAAGCTGGTGACCATGTGCAGGGTCGGCTGCAATTTCAGCAATATCGAATTCTTCGCTCAGTGCGTTAATGTCGCGCCGGATGTAATCGTAGCGAGTAACTTCTCCGGGCGTTGTATTTATCCAACCCTGGTCAGCCCATTCGTTGTAGTTCACCCCGTCAATCTCAGAACGCGTCTTTTTCCCGACTTCTGGTATCCAAAATTTCATCAAAAGATAAATGTATTCCTCCCCTTTTGGCATCGTGTCGTCCATAAACGCGAGTGCAAACGCTGAAATATCACCCGATTTTCCAAGGTCAAGTCCACCAAAACACCGCTTTTTCTTGAGAAAATCTATATTTATTTCACCGTCACAGTTCTGATATTTTGAAGCCGTTATCCACTTTGTTGCTTGTTCAGTCCAGACATTTAACCGTTTTGTCTTAAACGAATTCTGTTTTTGTGCGCTCTGTTGCGCTTTTTCAAAGTCTTTTTTGAAGCCTTCATAGTAAATTGAAATTCCCATATTGGGATTCGCTTTCCAGTGCTCGGCCTCGTCCTCCCACTTCTCAGGGTCGTCAACTGTTGCGATAAATCCGAAATATGATTCGTTCTCAAGCACTTGATTGAGAATTTTAACGACTAAATCCCACTCCTTTTTGCACGGCGATGAAACATCGAATCCTGCGGTCGTAATTGTAAGAAGCATTGATTGCCGTCGTGCACCTCGTCCGTCGTCGATAACGTCATACATGTCGGACGTTTTATGCGCGTGATACTCGTCGATAACTCCACAATGGGGAGAGAACCCGTCCATCGTCTTAGAATCGCGCCCAAGAGGTTGAAAACGCGCGCCGATTAACACCGAAACAAATGATTTTTTGAAGCTTTTAATGTACGGATTAAGTTCGGGAGAGAACTCAATCATTTTTCTCGCCATATCCCAGACGATTCGCGCTTGGTCTTCCTTGGTCGCGCAAGCGTACACCTGAGCACCGTATTCACCGTCGGCTAGGAATAAATAGTCCGCGATTGCTGCGATGAGAGATGATTTTCCGTTCTTTCGCGCTACCGCTATAAAGGCATCACGGAATCTCCGTGTACCATCAAGACATTTCCAACCAAGAAGTGGCCGTACAATGTCCCACTCCTGCCAGTCACTTAACTCGAATGGTCGTCCAGCCCATTCACCGTCGATATGGCGTAGTTTCTTGATGAACTCGACGGCTCTTTCCGATTCATTCCAATCGAAATAATAGGGGAAATTAGGGTCGTTTCGCGCTGCTCGCTCTAAATCACGTTGATGGCGCGCCCTCGCCTTGAGTACATAAGCACTCCATGGGATGTCTCGGTAGTATCCTTTGCCCCAATTTTCGGGCTTACCGTCCCACTTAA